ACACGAGTGCGACGCAAGTAAAGCCAAATAGATAGGTGGACTTCTGGCTCATAACTTATATCGGTGTTGTTATCAGTGCCCCTGAATTATTCACGGTTACCTCCCACTGGGTATTATCCGGGGAGAAGAGGTGAAGCGTTCCCGGAGTGCCTTCAGCGACCTGTGTGGTTTGCAAGGCCCCTGAATCATTGACCCCTACTTGCCACAGGGTATTATCCGGAGACTGAAGGATCGTACCGGAACCACCAGAGCCACCGGAGGCGGGCATAAGGCCTTCCAAGGTGGTTTTCAAATCCGATAGGGTGCCGGAAAAAACAACCGAGTTAATGGTAATTACATCCGATAGGCTCATACTTCTTACCTCTGAATCAATGCGAAACGAAACTGATATACTATCTACCCACAAATTCACAGGCGTGGTAATGATGATTTCCTCTTCCCCCGATTGGGAATAACTTAAGTTGCCTTCTGCGGTGGTTGTGATATTTATTGTCTTTGCCATGTATTTATCGTATTAGTAGGATTGGTAAAGGCCGTTATATTTATTTTTTGCTTTCATTGGTTATCCCTCAGCTGTTGTTGTTATGTTTATTGTCTTTGCCATTAATTATCTATTTGATTTACGGTACATTTCCAGTTAATCGTGGTAGCCGCTACCCCTGTTACCTGGATGATAATATTGTTGGATGATGTGGTGATCTGACAGGTAGCCGCCCCGATCGTTCCGGTAGCAGAGGTAGGTAGTATATCCGTAACACTATCCAAGGTGAGAATGCCGCCGTCCTTGCGATAGCCTACGATCTTTTTTGCGGTAATCTTGCCTGCGGTTCCACTTTCCCTGCCCACCAATACTACTTCCACAATGCCTGCGGTTTCGTCCGTAATGGAAAGGGTTTTTAAGGTGGTTGGCGTGGCATCCGTAGTGGTTAGGATCGCCGCCTGCAAGGAAAGGGCTTTAATAATATTTCCCTTATCCACGACATTGGCTTCCAAGGCAGAGGTTCGGGTAGCGCCTGTGGCATCCAGCCACTTGCTGATTAGCTGTACGGCGGTTTGATTGCCGGTGGTGGTTTGGACTATAAAATCAATCTGCGCCCCAATCCCGCTGCCCGGAGACCCCGTGGTGGATCTAATGACAGCCAGGACCGACAGCACACTAGATCCGGTAGTGCGCTGCACCTCAAAGGAGCCGCCATACGCTAGGCCCGTTGTTTTTGCGTTAACGGCATTTCCCCCGGCTATGGAGACATCCAATCCCCTTTGTGAAGAGCCGGTGCCCGATAGGGATAGCACAGCAGTCGAATTGGCAGTCGATGTAAATTGCAATGAGTTGGCGCCCCCTGCGATGGTGGTATTTCCTGTTAGGGTACTGGTCCCGGTCAAATGCCAGGACAGCGGATCAGTCTCTGAAGTGAGACCTGAGGAAGGAAGGGCAAAAAAACCCTTTGTGCCACCTGAATCCGTGCCGTAATACTTGGAGGTGCCGGGTGTGGCACTGTCTCCCGAAAGTTTTAACCCTGACGAATCCGAGGTAAGGGACATTTGCTTTTTTACATCTGCTGTAATCGCAGGAGTTGCGTCATCATAGCTAAAATCCACCGTGTCGGAGTCGGTGAGGATGGTTCCTACTGCATCTTGCGCTTGTTCATCACTGTACGAGGTGCCCCCGCCGATTTGTACATACGCGGCGCCATCCCAATAGGAGGAAGTATTTTCTGCTTTGGCGACATAGATAATGTTTTCTTCTCCCGTAGCAGGAAGGCTGGCCTCGTTGTCAAAAAAACGTACCGGTACTTTATAATAACTCTTATCCGTAGTGGCTTCCGTGCCGTAGTAGTGATAGGGTTCCACCGACTGTTCTATATCGGTAGAGACTACAATGGGGGGAATCAGGTAGGCGGATAAATCCATGTCTGCCAGTGCGTACCCGTAATAAGGTTGCCCAATTTCAAATCCATCAATCGCATTTATATCGGCATCAGGAACATAGCTCTTATACGGATTGCCGACCAAGAAGATTTCTTGTAAGTTGGAAGCATTAAACCCCACCGTTGCAAAATCAATGGTCTGCAGAGCGATACCTGCAAACGCCTTACCCGCAAACACATTGTTGCCTGGCTGCGCCGACAGATCATCCGGAACTGAATTATCAGCTATCCCTTCAAGATCAATATTCGTCTTAGCGAAGTAGAAGTACGCTTGTCCTTTCTCGAATCCGGAAATAGGGTTAACATCTTCACTAGGGTCATAAGATAAAAACGGTTCCCCCACCCTAATAATCAGATAGGTGTTATTTGCAGACACACCGCAGTCAACGAAGGCTATATCCTGTCGCGCTATCACTATAGTAGGTCTATCTGCAAAAATGTTTATCATCCGAATTGTATGGTATTGTTAATGAAATTGCTGGTGTATATGTTGCCAAATGCGTCTATGAACTTAAAGGGCTTACCTAAATAATCACTTGGGAAGTCAATTATAGCTTGCGTTACATAGAGTAATCCAATTTTTGCCTTAATAGTCATCCGCATGCCTATACCCGTCCTGACCGTAATTGCGTTAAACTGGAATTGAAGGTTAGAAGATGTGCCGGAGGCAGCCCCATTCACACCTGCATCACTGTCGTTAGTGCTGGTGGTGAATGTAAGTATCGTGTCATACTCTGCTCCTGATGACGGAGGCGTTGTTGCGCTGGTTGTTGTCGCTACGGAATCAGTAAAGTTGGTTCCGTCACCTACGGCTGTCAATCGGTACCAGTACAATGTGCCAGCGTCAGGAGTAGTATCATTGTAGGAGGTTACATCTGCAGAAGGTGTTACTAAAGTAGACCATGTAGCCCCATCATCACTTCTTTCTACCTTAAAGCTGCTTTCGTTTGCCACGTTGTCCCAGGAAAGATTTATCTGAGATGAAGAAACAGGAGTTGCTTTAAAGTTACCTGGAGTAGAGAGTCGGACAGATGTTATTGTCAGGTCATTAGTCACCGCCTGGTTGGAGAACGTTGGGGCCAGGTTACCGGCAATGTCTTTTACCTGATTACCGGTATAGGTCAATAGCGGAATCTCCCCAGGAACAAAGTTGGCATTAAACGTAAGAGTAACGGTAGTGCCCGAGATAGCGGCGAATGTACAGGTCTTGCCTATAAGCGTCCACTGTGTGGTAGTGGCCGATCCTACCGTCTGTAACGTTTCATTATAAGTAAGTATAATCTGGTTCGGATTGGTGGTAGATACCTCCAAAGAAGACAGTACAGGGGGCGTCACATCTGCACCGGCACCGGTTGTTGTAGCCGAACCCTGGGAATACCCGGAATCTCCATAACCTGAGCCTATTGCCTGCAGCCAGTAATAATACTGAGTGCCTGAAATAAGCCCCGTATCATTAAAGAGCAGGGCCGCCCCATCATATACTTTTACCGAATCATTAAAATTAGCCGTTTCACTTCTGTATAGCCTATAGGCCGTGGCATTGGTAATGGCTGACCAGGAAGCGTCGATTTCGTCGTCTGCCGCTACTACCAAAGACAGGGCCGGTGTGGATAGTTGTGAGGTTGCCGAGTCTGCCGCTAGTGCCAAGATAGCGGACAGTGGTATTTTTACCGTATGATTCACCGAGCCCATATACCCCAGCAAATAGTCCGAGGGGGCTAGGTCGCCATAGGTGGAATAGTCGGGAAATTCTGGTATTCTTGCGTCTGCCATGTTATATTACGATGTCCAATCCCCAGCCGATACGGTAGTATAAAGCCCCTACCTTTAAACCGCCTGCTTTGGCTTGGTCGTTACCGGAAAAGATTGGTATGTTATTAATATTGAGTGTGCCGTTAGAGATGTCCACGTTACCCTGAAACTTCCCTTCCCGGCTGGGGTCGAAGGTGTTTTTGATATTGCCGATATCCCTTGCATTTTGGGTTAAATTGCTTTGGATTTGGGCAATGGTTCCTTTTGGCTTTTGATCGGATACTTCTATCTGGAAGCGGTATTCATCTACCAAGTTGCGAGTGCAGGAAACTACAGTAAGCTGTTGGTCGATGCCTAAATCACTGTCCTCTATGGTTATGACCATTCCAAGTGCGATGCTTCTGCTGCGGCGCTTCATGTAGTAAGGGTCGAACTCTATCGTGTAGGAATACTGAGGACGGGAAATCTTTTGAAGCAACTTACTGGCCTGTATAGTAAGCTCTTTTTCTGCCGCTATGATGTAGGACTGCGGCATGGTGATATCCGTCAGCACATATTTATCCCCTACCTGCGGGCGGAGAAGGTCTGAAGGAACCTGTAGGGTCTTTTCTTCCGAGTTGGGCAGGATCTCAAACTCCCCGGAAGCTGGATTGAAGGACTTGATTTTAAACTGATAGCCTGCTAACTGGCCGGTCTGAAAGGTTAGTTTGGCTTCCACGCCCGGCAGTAAGTATTGGTTGACATCAAAGTTAACTCCACTGTCAAAGAAGCGGTAAATCGTGCCGCCCAAAGCGGTCACTTTACCGGTTCGGTGCGGATAAATATCTTCAAAAACTACAGTTGCTTCTATAATACCCTGAGCGATACCCTCTTCTATATAATCTACACCCCCGGTCATCTTCAGCCGGACGGCGCCGTTTCTATACCCTACGGGAAGGTTTTTGTCTGATCCGAAAGCATACAGCCGGGTGGCAAAAACGGCGTCTTTTTGTGCTTGCCGGGTAATGGTGGTAAGTCCCTTATTCCTTCCTTGCCTAAAGCGTAGCTTGGTAACCGTCCTTCTTGGTGAAAGATGGATGGTTTTGCCTTCCGCCCACCACTCCAGGGAAAATTCATCTGCGAGGCGCCCCAAAACCTCCAGGCAATTTTCTTTAGAAAAGGACAGGTTTTTAAATATAGTGGCCTGTACGTCTCCTTTTTTCCAGCCGGTAGATATCCTATTGGCATTTGCGAGTAAAAGGTTCACAAACCCTTTGGCATCATTCATTAAGGTAAAATCCGTTTCCTTTAGCGTGTTATCCGAGCCTAAAAAAAGGAACTGGATTTTAGAAAGGTCAAAGTACTCCCCTTCCATTTTAAAACTGTACTGAAAAAGGTTTTCTCCCAATTTCTTGGCTGTAGGAAAAGAATTTAATTTATAGAGCTCCCCATACACCCTGCAATAATCCCCATATTGAAACCCGGCTTCTTGTGTATGGGAAAAGGTGAGGTTGAGCACATTATCCCCCATCAGCACCTTTTGCTGGGTACTGTTGATATCTGGCTTAATAGTGGCTAGGGCAGTTTCCACACCGGACACAAGGCGATATATTGTAATTTGGTCCATTAGCTTACGATATACCTCCCTGATTCATCAACCAGTCGAAGTGTTACGGCGCCGGGGTTGGGTTCCAACTCCCTTACGATGAGCGTAAATTGGTGAACGTTATATGAAGTGCCGTCCACGGTGAGCGGCCAGACGGGTTTATAATTGTTACATTCCCGGTATTCTACTGAGTAGGTCTTAGGGCCGTGGGCGTTCACGGTAATGGAATGAAAGCCTGGCAGCATGAGCTGAGTAATAAGCGCCGTGTAGTTGTCGTTGAACACTGTTCTGTCATCACAAATAATCGCGCAATTGAGGGTAATCGTTCGAGCTTGGAATTTAGGAGTGGTCAGGTCAACGTCCAGCCCATGCTGGTCAGGCCAAGAGTATTCGGTGCTTTCTTTTTTGGGGGCGTATTTTAAAAAGTCGGTAGTGCCGTTTAAAATCAGGGTGTGATACCCCGACCACAGGTCAACGGCATCTAACTTCCAATATCCTGAAAAATCTGGCATAAATTACACGGCTTTTTACACCTTGCAAACTATACCTTACCCGATGGGATTGCAAGCGGAGTAGGTCAACTTTCCGGCAAGTTGAAAAATAAAACAATGCCCGCCGGTAGCTTTTAGGAGTTCTATACAAGAGGCTTAACGACACGTTGATGGATGTTTAACGGACGGTTTTTGTGTATTTAAAATTTATTTTATAATATAGAAGCCTTAAAAACAACCCAAATGCGTTTTTTATTGCTTTTATTGCTGCCTGCTTTTGCCTTTAGTCAGGAAATCGACAAAAATGAATTTGATAGGTTTGATTCACTCTACAAGGTAGTAACCAAAGACCAGGCGCTATCCGATGCCCAAAACAGTCTGTATAATATGCTTTATGTAAAGGTGGGTAAGTTCACTTCAGCTAAAAGAAAAAAGGCATTCAAAGACCGTATAACCGTGTATATTGAAAATATACCTTCTGATGCGTATGCATTGAATGAAAATAGCAATGTAACAATCATATTTGAAGACGGACAGATAAAACAGTACCACCATAAAGGGAAGGCTGATGTTTACGGTAAAAATGAAACCGCTGCACTGTATTTCCCCATTTACCCAGGAGATCCTCTGTTTACTAAGGAAATAAAGTCTATACGGTTCTCCCATTCTAAGGGGCAGATAGACTTAGACGTTACCAATACTTCACTAATAAAGAATATGCTTGCTTTAGTAAATAATCCACCATCCATAAAAATGGTAAACGGCAAGATGGTGGATTATTGATCCTGATTGTGGTAGTTTTTTTACGCGATCTTCACCCCTTTGTTTTGGAAATACTCTACCATTGTAGCGGTCTGGTTCTTTAACTCCGCTACCGTGTTAAAAGTGTTGTTCTGAATCTGGTTTAACCTATCCAGGGACTGCATGGCTACGTTTAACTGCTCGATGGCCGTTAAGCGCATAGCCCCGAATTGCCCTGCCAATAGTTCCGCTGTATCTTCGGTAATGCCCTTAATGGCCCCTTGCAAAGAATTCGCGCCACTGCTACCCGTAACCGAAGAAAAGTCAATGCCCGCGATCTTTTGGATCTGGTCCATCGCATTAGAGGCATTCGTAATGATCTTATCCCAAAAATCCTTTAGGTTAGCCACTTCGGAGGCGTCCAATTGGTCGCCGCTGGTCACATCATCCTGAAACTGCTCAATGAACTTTTTTAAGGGTTCATCTAGGAAGCGCAGTTTCAGGGCAGCTAAAGCAGCTTTTTGCATCAGCTCCTTAAAGGTATCGGCAAAATCAGCGGCTGAGCGTTTTCCTTGTGCAAATCCTTCGGCAATGGAGTCGGCTATCGAGTCTTTGGTAGCCCCGCCGGTTAGATCCACCTTTAACTGCTCTTGTAAATCCTTCATGGCCTGCTCGACGTCTATGCCTTCCTGTTTTAACTTTTGTAGCGTATCAAACAGGGTCTTGGCGGTGCCTTGCAATTGCCCGAAGGCATTGAGCTTTTCCAGTTCCTCAAAGGTCTTGCCCGCCAGCGGGAGTTGCCCGGATTGCAACAGCTTAATGGCGTCAAAAGCGCCTAAATTGTTGTCCTTGATAAATTGGGCCATCTGCTCTTTAGTCGCCTTAAATGATTCGCCTTGCAGTTTTTGTAAGACCTCGTCGGCTTCTTTTTGAATCTCCGTTTTTTGCTTTTGCAGGACCGAAAGTTCTTGCTGCGCCCCTTGTAGCCTTAGATCGTTTAAGCGTACCTGGGTCAGTTCCCGTTCCCGGTAGAGTTGGTTGATTTGGAATTCCCCTGTATAGATGTTCTCTAAAAACTGCCGGTATTCGGCTTTCCGGCGCTTTTCTTCTTCCGATTCCCCAAACAGCGAACTAATACCCTTGGCAATGCCGCCTACAAGGCTCACCACGCCGCCAAAGACGCCCGCTGCCGAGCTAATCTGATCCAACAGACCCGTAGTACCTTTTTCAGATTGGGCTTCTTTAAACGCCTTAATATTGTCTTTTACAGATTGGGCGGCGCTCACCATATTACCCAACAAATCCAACGCCTCACCCAGTCCTTTGTTGAACACGCCTACATAAGACCCCAGCGAATGGAAAATATCTGCTACTTTTTTAGAGTCATCGACCATGCCCTTTAACTGGGTACGGGCGTTTTGAAGCTGCGCTCTCATTTCCGGGGTTAGCTGGATAATGTTTCCATTGACATCTTTAAAGGAACCCTCCTGAAGTATCTTGTCGATTTCTTTGATGGTGTTCTCTATTTCGGAGCGGGACTGTAGTAACAGGTCTTTACCAATTCGTTTAAAGATGTCTGATTGCTTGACAAAGGAAATATTGAGGGCGTCTATTTCGTCTTGTTTGGATTGGTTCAGGGCTTCGGTACGCTTTGCCAGTTCCTCCTTTGTCATTGCTGTAGATGACTTTTCTAAGGCCTCTCTGAGCTTAAAATACTTTTGGTCAATGGCTTCCCGGTCTTGGTTGTAGGTGTGGGTAAGCGAGATCACTTCCTGAAGGGAGCGGGCCTGGTCTTCGAGGTCTTTTTTGGCCTTGTCTTTTTCGGCTGCACTTAGGGTTTCGGTGAGGAATTTGACTTTGATCTGAGCGCCGATGGACGTGTCGTTTTTTAGTTCTTGTAGCTGGCTACGGAGCATTTCAATATAGGAGTCAAACCCCTTGGTTTGGGCCTCGAACAGTTCATTGGCCTTTTGGATGCCGACCTGTTTTTTATACTCTTCAAAGTCGTCAAAAATTCCTTTTTGTTCTTCAATGCTCTTTTTAAATTCTTCGGCCTGTTGTTTTTGGGTGGTGTTATCCACTTCAATCGCTCGGGCCTGGTTTAAAGCGTCCACCTGGTCTTGTGAAATAGGGGCGACCTTGCCCGATAGCACCGCCTTACTTTGGTTGAACTCTTTGATCTTTTGAATGGCAACATCGTACTTTTCATTGATCTTATCCAGCTCAGATTGTTCTTTAATCAATCCTGACTGTGTGGCATCCCTTTGCAGGGCCGCAATTTGTTTTAACAGGTCTAAGCGTTGGCTTAAGCCTTTATTCTGTTCAGCATCTGCAGCCTTAATTTCGGATTTGGACGCACCGGTTATTTTCTTTCTTTCAGCCTCTAACTTATTAATGGTTTTTTGGTAGTCCTGGTATTGTTTGGAAGTAGTAGAAAAGTGCGATTGCAGGCTTTTTTGTTGTGCAATTTGGGCATCAAGAGCTTCTACCGATCCTGCAATGATCTTTTTATTTCCATTGTTAACGGCATTGGCTAATGCATCTGCACCGCCTGCGTATTTGCTTAAAAAACTCGCCTGTTCAGCCAGCCGCCTATCATCAATTTCCTTTTCTTTTATCTGCGCCTGCGCTTTGGCATCGATTTCTTCATCCTGTTCCTTCTTGGTGACTTTTACCACCTGGTCACCTGTTCCTTGTGCAAAGCTGCCCCCACTACCGGAAATAATGACCGTTTTATCTTTGGTTAATTCCTTTTGGCGTTTCGCCTCGTCTTCAATTTGCTTCTTTTGAAACTCAATATCCAGGCGCTGAGACTCTATGTCTGTAAGCTTGCCTTTTGCAGCTGTAGCCTTTGCGTTTTCAATGATTGACTTAGTAAGTTCATCATAACTGGCTTTTGCTTGCCCGTTTAAAATGATCTCATTGTTGATATTGGCAAAGGTGTCGGGAAACTCCGCTTTTAGGGCTTTGACTGCTGCCAACCGGTCATTCATAGCATTGTTAACGTCTGTAGCTGTCTTATAAAGAATTTTAAGGTCTGTGACCTGGGAGGCGGCTTGCTTGGCCGCTTCGGTGTTGACCTCTGAAAACAGCTTTATTTTTTCTTTGATCTCGTCAAAGGCTTGCGCTCCTTTAAACAGCGAAGCCACTAACGCAAAGACACTATCGCCGATCAGGGAAAAAATCCCAGCTACACCAATACCGGGAATAAATAAAGCGGCCTGGCGGATAAAACCAAATGCCTTGGTTAGTAAATTCCCTTTTACGGCTGTCTTTGCGATCTCTTCCCCTACGGCATTAAACCCCGCTTTACCGGCATTGGATAGTTTACCGATCTCCGTGTCAATCAAACCTAATTCCGCTTTATAGGCTTTGAGTTTGGACGTATCTGTTTCGGTTAACAGCAGGCCGCTTAACGAATCCTTTCGGCTGTTTAACTGTTGCAGGGCCGCTGCGTTCTTTAGCTCCTGGTTAACCCCTTGGATTTGTACTTGAAGTTCCGCCGCCTCCTGCTTCCAAGTTTCAAACATCGGGGAGGTAGGGTTAGAGGCCATTTCTTTTTTAAGCTGCGAGAGCCGCTGTTGGGCGGAAATGGTTTTTTCTATGACCGGTTCCAGGCTTTTTTCGTAGTCCCGTTGGCGTTGCCCGATTAAGGTAATGGAGTCCGCAATATTTTTTTCCTGGGCCGCCAAGGCGCGGGTAGCCTCCGTGTATTGCTTAGTGGACAGGTTGCCCTTGGCCTGTTCGTCGTCGAGGGCTTTTTGGGCTTTTTCCACCTGCTCCAGTTGCCCTTCTAGTTCGACCAGTTCTTTAATAAAAAGTTGGGTTTCCTCATCCATCTCCGCAAAGACCTGCTTGGCCTCCTGGAGTGTTCGAAGGGAAGCGTCATCCAGTGAAGGCACTCCGGTTTGTTGGGCTTTTTGGGGGCTGTCCGGTGCCCGCTGGTTGACCTTTACCTCTATACCCTCGTTTTTAAACTGCTGGATGGTCTCAAGGTAGTCCTTTAACTCCTGCTTCGATTGATCTATGGTCTCGTTGACCGTCTGAAGGGCTTGGGTGCCTCTTTTCGAAAACGCCTGTAGTCCTTCTTCTCCACTGATCTGATCGATTTGCTTTTGCACCCCTTGAAGGGCCGTAGACAGGGGTGTAAGGTTTACGGTTCCCGTTCTTACCTCGACGGGATCTGCTTTTATTTGGTCGATCCTTCCCTGAACCTCCCGTAAAGCCGCATCGATTTGAGTCGTATCAATGCCTTTGGCTTTGAACTCCAAAGACTGCAGTTGCAAGGACTTAATATGACTTTCTAAGGACAGGAGCGAAGAGTCGTCTACTTTAACTGTAAATACCTCACCCGATAGCCCTTGGAGCTTTGTGCGAAGGGTGGTAATATCCCTATCCAAGGTGGTGGTGTCAATGCCTGCGGCCTTTAACTCGATGCTTTGAGTCTGAAGTGCTTTTATTTCCTCTGACACCGCTTGGTAGCCCCGCTCAAAGGCCGAAACATCCAAAGTAGCAGAAGCGTTGATGGAGATATTTTCAAGGCTTAACACCTCTGTCTTTATCTTGTCCAGCGACCCTTGAAGGGAGGCGGTATCCACGCCCCTTATTTTTAGCTCGATGGCCGTTTGTTGGAGTTGGTCAATACGGGTTTTAAGATCATCAAAAGACCCTACCACACTCTGGGTATTTACCGGCAGAACGTTAATCGCTACCTGTGTGCCGTTTACCTTCTGCGCCTGTTCCAATATGTTATTCAGGGCTTGGGAGAGCGGGGATAAATTCACCGTTCCGGTTCTTAGTTCCAGAGGTTGGGCTTTGATCTTCTCAATTTTTTCCTGAACCTTAGATAGTTCCTGATCCAACTGCGTAGTGTCAATGCCGCCTGCCTTAAACTGAACCGCCTGCGCTTTTAGAGTTTCGAGGTGCTGCTCCAACGTCTTAAGGGAAGCATCATCCACCTGAATCTTTAAGGCCTGCCTTTGGATGCTCGCGGCCTGGGTACGGATGGCCGTTAGATCCTTCTCGATCTGGGTGGTATCTACGCCATCAATCTTCAGTTCAATCTTTTCCTTTTCCAATACCGCAAGGCTTTTTTGTAAGGCTTCGTACTGTCGCTGAAACTCCGTTATATCCAAAGTAGCCGTACCATTTAAGGTCAGCCCCTTTAAGCCTTCAAACTCACGCTTGGCCTTTTCGATGGCGGTGGTAAGGGACGTGGTGTCTACGCCCTTTACTTTTAAGTCCAAAGCCGTCTGGTTTAAAGAATCGATTTTTCCCTGAAGGGCCATGAAGGCTTTTTCCACCGATTCGGTATTGATACCCCCTACTTTTAACTGCAGACTTTGGGAGGAAAGCCGATCAAACTGCGCCTGTACTAGGGTAAGGGCGCCAACGATCCCCGAAACATCGATCCTGCCTTCCTTTAATTCCAGCGGCGTGGTTTTGATCCGTTCGATCTCCAAAAGCACCGTGTCCAGTGAGGCGGTCAGCTCCGAAGTATCGAATCCTTTCGTGTTCAGGCTTACACTTTGGCCTTTGAGCGATTGAATATGTTGTTGCAGGTTTTCGATGCTTTTGAGCTGGGCGTCCACGTCCCGATCCATGCCTTTGATGAGTCCGGCACTTTCCAGAATACTCTGGGCGATCTGCTTTTGGCCCTGGGCCGCCTGTTGCTGCAGAAGGATTTGCTTTTGGGTAGAGGCCTGGATCTGGTCGGTGATCTTGTTCATCGCACTATCAAAGTCCGATAGGTCAATGCCCGCTTTCCAAAACAGCGAACCCTCGTCGCCGGATATATTTACTGCCATAGTTTTTAGGTTTTTTCAAAAAAGTTTTTACGCTGTAATTTGGTGGGTAGATTCGCCAGCCGGTTGATCTCTGCCTTTTCTTTTTCGTGGTCTTGGGTTTCTTTCTGATCCTTACTGTCCTCTGTGTGATACGTAGGGATGGTGGCCAAAAACATATTGATATTCACATAACTCACCGTCCATAACACCTCGTCATACGAAAACCTAAAATATTTAATCACACCCCCTACAAGGTGCCAGAGGCTATTTAACTCCCCTGGTTTTCTGGATTCATCTCCATGATGTTTGTGCCGATTATGGAGATTATACAGCTTATAAAATCCGAGACGTTCATTTGCTGCACCACTACGGAAAATACCTGTGAGAGTTCTTTTGCGGTAAGCTGGTACAAAAAGAAATTGACAAGCGATTGGGGCGGTTCACTCTTCTGATTGGTCACTGCAATGGCTACGATCTCCGCTACCTGCCTAGCGTGGCGCTGCATTAGTTCAAAATTTAGGGAAAGGAACTGCTGCTTGTCTTCCAGCCTTTCGCGGGTCAGCATCCCCTTGTCAATGGATAAAAGCCGCTCTGAGATGCGAATCAGGGAGCCTAAGACCAAAGGCTTGATCTGAAATATTCGTTTTTCCTGCCTAAGTTTTAGCTTGACTAAAAGCCGCTCGTACCAGTTTTTAGCCGGGGTATCGATGGTGAGCGTGACCGGCTTTTGCAGGAGGGCGGCGGCCTCCTGTTTTTTAATGTCTTCTGCGCTTTGTAGTTGGTTCATACTGTAAGAAAAAAAGCCCTAAGCCTTTTTTGGTAGGCTTAAGGCTTTGGTTTTATTTACGTCGTCAGAGTTATTACGCTGCGTACTTGATGGAATAAGACGCGGTGGCTGCCTTGGTCGGCGTAAGGATCGTAGCGGTCAGCTTTACCTTGGCGATCTGGTCTTTGGCAAAGGAGGCCGAAAACGTAGGATACACTGAAGCCCGCACGATTAAAAACTCGTCGCCATCGCCGTTGACGATCTTTAGCGACCGCTCGATAGCCGATACCCCACCCACAGGCGCTGAATAAATAAAAGGATCGCCAGACGTACCAGCACCCGTTACCGTACCACCAAACATTTCTTCCATTTTAACGGGCGAAAAGTCCAGACAGTTCCAGGTGATGGTGTTGGAGCCCGATTGTGTTTTCACCAATACGGGGTCTGTTTGTTCTTCGATGAAAAATTCCTGCTTGGTGCCCTCGGAGCCCTCCCAGTTCATGGAGCCCTGCTCGGTGGAGCCCAATTCAGTCCAGGCGGTGCCAATGCCGCCGTCTCCGGCGATGGGTGCAAAGGATACTGAGGTTAAACCGTTACCGTATGTTGCCATTTTTACTTGATTTTAGTTTGTTTTAAAAAATTTTTAATTCACGTTAAATGCGTAGAAGTCTACACGTATGTTGATGAAATAACTTTTGCTCTCTGTGTCTTTGATGGGCTGAGAGACCTGCTGCCACTCTAAGTAGTAATCCCGCTTCTCGCGTACGTCCTTTAGGATGGGAAGGATCATGTCCACCAATTCATCCAGTCGGGTGTAATCGGGCTTTTCGGTCTGTATGCCGTTCTCACTGATCACAAGGGAAGGCACATAGATATTGACATTAGCCACGGTGCGTTGCAGGTTGTCGTTTTGGATAGGCAGCGTGTTCACCACGATGTCCTCTTTTGTGCTACCTGCCGGGCGTTCTCCTTTGCGAACCTTGCCGGTGATCTCTGAAGGCATAGAACTACTCAAAAGCAACTGATAAAGGATTGTCAGTACATCTAGTGTCGTTTTCATACCTTTAGTTTTTCCAGTGCTTTTTTTAGATCACTTGCGGCCCTGATTCCCGAAACGGTCAGTACATCATAGCCTTTCGCTTCCACAGCGGAGGCATAGTCCATACCTGCCACTACCAAGAGGATAAAGCCTTTTACCTGATCCAACCCGGTAAGCCTTCGAATCATCGCCTCTGCCTTTTCAACCCCTTCTGCTTTACTACCAGGTAAAGCCCCACCTATTTGCACCCCGTCCTTTAAAATCACATAACCAATCGAGCTACGAAGGTTGCCTGTCCGGTCTTTGTAGGTGTCGTTACTGCGGGCGTTGGTGATAAAGGTTTCGCCTACTCTTTGGAGCCTAAAAAGAGTGGCCTGTTCCAGCCGTTGCTTTCTCTCTAAAAGCTGCTTTCGCACGTCTGCCGCATTGAACTTGGGAGTTACAGCCATACCTTTTGGTTTAACTGTCCCCGGTCAAAGCGTTTCACCGTCCCTTTGGCTTTTAAGACCTCTAAGCCTGCGCTGTCCGCTTCCCATACTTCCACTGTAGCGCCAAACGCGATGGAACTACTAAGCGGCATATACACCACGCCGTTATACGAAACCTGCTCACCGTCTGCGGCCTGGATCACACCGCCGTTTCTGCCGTCCGATGGTTCATACCTACACACCCTTTCAGTAAGAGCTGGTGCAGGGGTACTCCAGTTACCTTCTGCATCCTCCGTGGCCGAGCCAGCGGCGGATAGTTTTAAGGTATGGGGGTACTGTTTTACCATCTGTTGGAAGCGTCTTTAACCTTTGGCGTGAGCGAATTGGATAAGCCGTTTTTGTCCAACAAATAAGAAAGCCTTGCCTTTACAGCATCCCTGTCGTATTTAACAGAATAGCCGCCTTCGGAAACGTCTGGTGTGGAAAGTATTCCCTGTAACACCTCTATCGCACATTGGTCGATAGCTGTTGCGTTATCCTTTACATAAGTGTCGCTTCCCGTCACCTCCTGGTCGATCAAGGCTTTTTCAAGCGTAGAGTCGTCTGCGGTGAGCTGTAAGGCGGCTATTAAGGCTTCTTTGTTGGTCATCAAAGAACTAATTAGATCGTCAAAAGATGAATGCTGTCGATCTGATCCAAACCAGGGAAAGCGTTCAATTCAACTTTGGTATATTCCCGGTAAGGCTCGTTATCTCTCCACTTGGAAATAAGAGCGTTATTGAAGGTGGCGTAGTTAACACCATCTACCGGCTCCATTTCTTCCAAAGCGTAAGCGTTATGAATCATACCCAACTTACCGGCAGGAATAAAGGCTACATTCAAATCGCTGAACGGCTGGTAATTCACGTAAGCGCCGTCCTTTTCAATGTTGTAGGATTTATCCACGATCTCCACGATCGGCAGGCGGTTGGCATTCAAAAACTCGTTCACAGCGTCCAAAGTGGCCAGTACTTTGTTGTTGGTCTTTCCGTAGAAAGAACCTAAGTAGTCCTTTACTTCAGTACACTTTCTAAACTCTGCCCATGCCGTTGGAGTCATCAAGACTTTCGCCAGTGCCACACCCCGGTTTCTTTGGTAGTTCACCACCGTTTCAAAGTCAGTGATGGGAGTGGCGGTGTTGGAAGTAGACCACACGGTGGCGGCATTGGTCTTGTTGCCGTCAGGCATTAAAAGATCAATGTCAGCCGTGGTGATACCATCCGGGTTATTGGTTGAATTGATAGTGATTTTGCCGGTTGATACGGCTTCCTGGCACATAATATCCAGACGTCTACCGGGGGCTTCACCTGCCTTCTTTACATCATTGAATAATAGTTTCACCAGCGCATCCCTTCGGCTTTCATCGGAAAGCCTCATATCCTCAATGATTGCCATTACAGCACGATAATCGTTTTCGTCCATTGAGAACTTTTCAGCGATCGTAGGGATTTCACCACTTAGTTTTTCCAACCCCTGACGGCCACGCAAAGGAGCGGCGGCACCACGGGCAATAACAGAAGCGGCGGCTTCAATCCGGCTGCGGCCAATGACCGAAGCGTAGGTGATAGATTTTTGTTTAGGGCCGAAATCGAAATAGTTCGTAAACCACGGAGTGGCGAACTGTCCGGCTGTTGCAGCTTCGTTGATAACCGTCTGCAAACGTTCGGCATATTTTCCAAATACTGATTTAACTGTTGCCATTTATCGGTGGTTTAATAAGATTGTGAGAAAATAATGTTTGACAATGCCGATTTTACTGCATCGGGATAGCCATTGGCGAACCGCCTTGCATACACAACACCGTCTAAAACAGATACTACGGGTGCATCAGTGGCTACGTCCACAGGAAACCGGATAAGGCCCGTTGGAGTAACAAATAAAGCGGCGGCGCTGGCACCGGTGGCAGAAGATTGAAAGAATACCTGACCGGCTGTTAAAGCGGCGCCAAGCGTAGTTCCTACAGTGATTACATCGTAATCATCATTGGAAGTATCAATAGCGGTGATTGCGTAAGCCTTAGAGCCTACGGTGGCGGCGAAGTAGTTTCCTACAACAAATTGATGGCCTTTTTTTACCTGATAATCCGTAGCGGTGTTAGTGGCATCTGCATATAAAACAGCCGTTTTAATAACGGTAGCTTTACGGGTAGCCTCATTGACACCTACAGGAGTTCCGGCTTCCAATGTTCCTGACAGTCCTGTAGAAACCAGAGCGGAGCCGCCCTGATCTACTTTAGACACATTCTGAAACACAGGGGCATAACCGGCGGCTGAAGTGCTTTCTGGTTGTAAATAACCCATTGTTAATTATTTTTTTGTTTGAGTGTTACTTGCTCTTTTCAAACACGGCTTTAATGTCAGCATCTATCTTATCATTAGACTTAATGACTGATGAACCGGTAGGGGCTGAGGTTTGTGAAAATCCCTGGTTGACGAGTTCCTGTTTGTAGGCGGTGTGGTCGGCTTCGATCTCCGATAAGACCTGGTCTAACTGGTCTTCCGATTCCACCGATCGACCTTTTAAGAGGATGGACGGAATTTTCTTTTCGGCCATCTTTTCCTGAAGTCTCTTTTGCAGGGCAGTCTGGGTTTTCTCTTTTTCAAAGGAGGAAACTTTTTCTGTTAGCTGCTGCATCTGCTGTAGGAGTACCTTCATGGGGTCGTCGTCGTTGGAGGAATGCTGCTGCCCGCCGTTTGGCTGCTGTCCGCCTTGTTGCTGCTGTTGGCGTTGTTTAGACGCTTGTGTTCTTTGCCAGTCATCGTATTTGGCGATGTCCGCGAAGGGGTGCAACTCGTTTAATTCGTCCAGCTTTTCGTCGATTTGGGATTCCTCTGTGATCTTTGAGCTAAGTTTATCCGCTATAGCGTCTATCCTTGCCTGGGAGAGGTTCTTCACACCTAAAGTCTGTAGCTTCGCCTTTAGTTGTGCTTTGATTTTGTCTACCATAGAATTGAAAAGAACTTTTTGATTTAGAAGTGTAAATTAGAAGGGAGTTCATGGAGGATAAAATCAGTAATTGCAACTTAGAGGGAAGTTGAATAGAAAGTAATATTTTACTACATTAGAGGTATGATAAAACAACTTAAATACGCACTACCGGAAATCGAAGTAAAGACACT